CATGATGGAGATTGATGAAGGTCTGATAGGAGTCTTCCATTCTCTCGGATATGATAGTGACAAGCGTATCTTGCGTGCGCCATATCTGACACGGATAGATACGACACTCGGACACTCGGACGCTATACAGATAGGTGACTTGATGGAGAGATGAATATGGATGAAGACTCATTCTTCCTCGGTTGGTTGGCAAGAGATTGCCGATTCCAAATCAGCGTACACTTTGCACCCAACACACGAATAGGCTACCGAGTAGCAAGACGCGTGCTGGTTTCACGAAAGGACGAACCCGCGCTCAATATGTGGTTGTCCACGAAAGGTATCAACGCACGAATCATCAAAGACCCCGAACTGATTCAGCAGGTCATTCGTCTGCTCACACCTGTCAAAGAGTATGTGTACGACTTGAAGAATATGCTCAAAATGCTTAGACTGATGGACTACAAGAAGCGTAATCCGAAGCACGAAAGCATCGAGAACATCATCAATATGATAGATGGAGAAGGTAGCGATTGACGCACGCCAAAACAAATTATCAATATTATACTATTATTATTACAATAATATATTCTATTTTTATTATGATAATAATATGATAATATCGAGAACAGCCCTCGGTTTTTTTAGACCCCTTATAAAGGGCGCGGTGAATCCTACCGGAAGGGTGAGGATGAAAAATGCCGGAACACAAACCGAAAACAATTGCCGAATATATCGGCCACGATGAACCAACAAACCCGCTTTTCTATATTGATGAGTGGGAAAGTGATAGCCCCCAAATACTGCTATTCAGCGGTGCGCCGGGTCTTGGAAAAACAACCGCTGCCTACATCATAGCAAACGAATTGAAACTCGACCTTGTTGAGTTGAACGCTTCTGATGAGAGAGGCATTGATGCAGTTAGAAAGAAGATAAAGGAAATTGCATACAGCAGTTCTCTTTGGACACAAAGGCTCATTCTGCTGGATGAGTTTGAAGGAATGACTAAACCTGCGCAAGAAGCATTGAAGCGTATGATGGAGAAAAGCAACTGCTGGTGGATTCTCACCTGCAATGATGTATCTTCTGTAATACCTGCTATCAAATCACGCTGCGTACAGTTTCAATTCAAGCCTTACACTGTAAAACAAACACGCGCGTATGCACAACTTTTGTTTACACAAACAGGAAAAACAACCACTGATAGTGCTGCTGAACTGCATTCGTACTACGGTGGCGACCTTCGCGCGATAGGTAATCACATACTTAGTGGTAAGACTTTAGACAATTCACAGACAGATTATGATTCGATAGCACTTGATATTGCTGCGGGTGAATGGGAGTCTGTTCACAAGTCCATGTTAGAAATGATTGGACAATTCGGTGTTTCATTACACCAAGTGATGTATCGTATTCACGAACACATCAAATCAATTGGGATGGAAACCCAAAGTTTATATGCCTTCTTCTCTGTGTGGGGAGATTTCGTGTTAAGAATGCACGCATGGCCGCTATCAAATGAGTCCTTTGTGGACTACTTTGTAGCGACCCTATACAGCGAAGACGCAAAAAAAGGAGGACAATAATATGCCAAACTTAAACCAAAACGGAGCCGATAATAACGAAAGAAAAGACGCGGGACTACACCCGGAAGTTGAAGAACGCCTAAAGTGGTGGGCGGAAAAGCACAACAAAACGCTTGACGATGCCACAGGTGATTTCTTCACATACCTAAAGATGGAACTTGGGGTTAACAGCCCAACCGATGAAGAGGATGACTTCTTGATAGACGCTGCTGAAACATTTGTAGTTGAACGCAGAGTAATGTCGGGAACATCCCAAGCAAACGCAACGCAACTTGTAGGTTACTTTGTAGGAATAGACCCGAAGATGAGAGATGGACAGGAACGCAAGCGCGCCCCTGCCGTATCAGCAGCAATGAATGACATAGATGGTGCAATCCAAGATGGACTTGTAGCACGCGCCTATACAGAAAATGGTGTATGGATGCTTGAAAAGAAAGATGGTAATGTAGCAACAGAAGAACCAGCAGACTCAAAGCCGTGGTTCTTGTTTGAAGAGCATGGACTATCAATTGCTATCCTACAAAACAATCCCGAATGGAGTCGCTATGGTGAACCTATCACTCCTTTCAGATGGCAACGCACCTACTACTTCCTCGGTAACGAGAAGGATAATTTCTTAGACGAGCAGAAAATACTGCGCATAACTGTAACATCTAACAATCCCGATGAGTGGTTTGTTCCACAAATGTTCAGTGAATGCACACTAAAGGTGCGCGCTCAATCAGCGAATGTAAAACCCGAATGGGCTGACACATACAATTCGTTTGCGCTACCCGGTGCAATCGCCTACGGTAATGACTTCGTTGATGAAGGACTAAGAGCAGTTATCAAACCGGACAAGTTAGTTCCAGAATGCAACACTTTCATCAAAGATATGTCAACACTTGCAGAAGTATTTGAAACAAGACAAGAAGTAATTCCGGGTTACAACCCTGTTGGACCTCTTGTGTTTGTTCGTGGTAAAGTAAGTGACATGAGAAAAGAAGCGCGTGAATCAGAGTGGGACCCTATCGGTCACGACTATTCAATGAGCCTAACATCATTCGACCTTGCAAGAACATTCAACGGTGGAATGCGCCAAAACCTACCATGTTACATTCATGGACTACTCGGTGACAACGGCCATCCATTTGATGTAGCAACAGAAGAAGGTTGGAAACCATACGCAGTCAAGTCAACAGTCATTGTCTTTGGACGATTGAGTGTGCGCGTAACTGATGATGGTCCACAACCAGCAATCAAGACATTCGGTGTGTTCGCAGTACCTCGCCTCGCAATCCCTGCGGGTGAAGGTGGCGACACATCAACAAGCCAATATGGAGAGTGAAAAATATGCCAAACCTAAATGATTTGAAAACAGAAGCCGATAAAGAACTGACCCTAACAGCAGCAACTTTCGACCCAAGCACCGGAGAAACAGTTCCGGTTGCTTTGGTTGAAGAGAAGCAAAGCCACAGTAAACCCATTGCTACAACAGTGTGGGATGAGATAGTTAGCGCAGGTAAGACAGTACCAAACAGTATGATTTTCTGTGGTCTTGTTGGACCGGAAGGTGTCGGTAAAACCGGCATCGTCCTTGATAGTATGACCGAAGAAGAAAAGAAGCGCGGAGATGTAATCTTTGTGTTAGACTTTGATGGTGGTGGACAAACAACCCGCGTTACTCATCACAAAGAATATGCTAACAACATCCGTTGTTTGAGTCCAAATGTAATGTTTGAAACATTCGATGAAGATGGTGAAATCCGTGAAGCGATTGACTATCCAGCAACACACAGAAGAGTTATGAAGATTGGACAAACGCTTGTTGATTGGGCTGCAAAACCCGGCGATAAGCCGCGTCTTCATTCAGTTCTAATTACTGCGGTTGACCTTTGGGATGAAGTCGCTAAGAACTGTATGTTCATAGAGGACTTAGGTACTGCACCAGATGGTATCGGTGCTAAAGTAAAACCACATGAGCAAGTCGGAATGCGTTTCAATTGGCAAATCCGTACTACTCGGTTCCATCAACTAACAACTATCGCACGCACGCTAATGCAATTAGGAGTGAATGTTTACTTTGAAACTCACTTCAAAGATTTGCAAGATAAATCCGGCGCGGTTGTTGGAAAGAAAGTATCATGGGAAAAGCATACTGCTAACTACCTTAACCAAATACTATACTTCCACAGAAGCAAAGTACGCGGAGAAGATAACAAACCAACAGGTGAAACAAGGTACGAAGTGGAGTTCGTCAAGTGTAAGACAAACCCCGAACTTCTTGACCAGCGAAGAACTATCATGGTAACAAAGCAAAACTCTTCTCCCGAATGGTTCGGACTACCGGAACTTCGGGAGGGCGAACTATGAGTGATTGGAAGCGAACAGGTAAGCCAGCGCATAACAACGCAAGTGAGCGTAGCGCGGAAGACATACATTTCCTACCGAACCCGTCCTGTGCAGTCTGTGCAGGTACGGGGGAGGTATGGACTGTAACCGCCACACACACTCATGATGGTGAATGTGAACCCGAATGGACAAACGAACCTTGCGATTGCGTCTTTCAAAAATGGGTAGCCAAACCCGACCCACTCTGTTCTCAATGTAAAGGAACAGGCGCGGTTCAAGAAAGACTAATGTATCAAGGTGAAGAATACATTCAGTTTCATGATTGTATCTGTTTGCGATATGTGAAGGAGATGACTGATAATGACTAAAGTAAGACACATTAAAGGAGAAACTAAACCAAGACTATGCGGCTCAACAGCAGTAACAGAACCTATCGGTACGAATGACAAACTACCTATCTGTAAGAAATGTCAATCAATCCATTGGATAAAGACAGGGGAGGTGGTTGAATGAGTATGGCTCAAGCATACTTTCAAACAGATTCGTTGTTGGCGTTTATGGTAGGATTCGGTGAAGGAGTAAACGATTTGAAATGCGAAATTGCTAACATGAAACTAACTGCTCATGTTGATACTGCCACGCATTACTTTACAAAAAGTATAGGAATAATAATGGAACAATACAAACGCGGAACTATCTTAGTTCCCGATGTTCACAAAGTTGGCGCGTTTCTTAAATCTTGTAAAGAACCAACAACCATGATGCGACACATTGGTAACACACTGACGCTAATGAATGGTAATCAAGAGTTCAGCACACCAACCCACGACCACATTATTTCCCACGCAACCGTTGACCGAGCCTTAGTAGCAATCGGTAGCGCGATGCAAGATGGTTGGAAAAGAATAGGAAACGCGGATTTGGATTGTTCCGGTAATCTTACTATGGAACAGTTGCGTGGACTATCCTCTATGACTAAAGTTGTGGGTAAGGATGCGCCGGTATCTATCAAGGTAGCAGACGGTAACATGATTATCACGGCTGGAAGTAAAAGAGGTGCAAGGATGAATAGAGAAATCGAAGTTGATGTTAGCAGAAACACATCAGAAGAATGCGAAACGGTGTTTGGTTCTCACTTACCTAAGTTAGTTGACATTATACCAAGCGGTCCTGTTATCTTCTATATGGGTAACAAGAGCGCGCTTGTATTGAAACACGGTGAGGTTGCAGCAACTTTGATTCTCAAACATCAAGAAGGGGTGGACGCGTGATTGCTGACGCTATCTATCATGATGACTCACCGCCTACTGTTTATCTAAGATGGAGAGAGCATGGTAAACTTGTTGAGCAAACAGTTGAAGATTACAAACCGCATATGTATATACCTGTGTCAACACCGGAGTTCCGAATTAAACAGATGAAGCGTTCATTCCCCGGAGTGAAAATCCGTAAGGAAAAAACCTACGAAGGTCTTGATGGTGCTACATTGTGGAGAGTTGAAACAAACAACCCATACGATATTGCATCTATGAGGAAAATGTTTGGTAAAACATACGAAGGTGATATGCGTTTCATCGACCAATACTTGGTTGAGGAATGCACAAAGATGCCTCAATGGAAACCGCGCAAGTGGTGGTATGATATTGAATGTAATACAGGTGATGATAACTTCACTACTGTTATTGCAGTCATTGACTCCGACCTTGACGAGCCTCATGTTTTTGCATGGGCTGATGAGAGAACCAACTGCCCTCATCATGCACACCCCTCCGACTTTACCTATCAAAGAAAGGTGCGCGATACTCAATACACACTACATCTTTATGATTCCGAGAAAAAGTTGTATGACGGATTCATTGAGTTTTTACATGAACGCGACCCCGATATGATGATTGCTCATGCGGGAACATTCTTTGACATACCCCACATGATTGAACGCCTTGACCACATTTACGGACATGGCGGCGCGTCTAAGTTGAGTCCTCTTGGTATCATCCGCTACCCTAAGAAGGGAGAGCGATACCGATTTGACGACCAACCGATAGCAGGTAGGTGGCAGTTTGACACAGCCGCACCAGCATCAAGCGGTACAGGTTTTGAACGCGTATGGCAAGACAGTGGTGGAGGTCAACTACCTAATCGTAAGTTGAATACGATTGCTGAAACTCTTGGGCTTGGTTCTAAACTAACAGAAGAGATAGAAGGAATGGATGTTCACAATGGATGGTATGAGTATTGGTCCGAGTTCGTTGACTATTGTTTACTTGACACCGTTCTGCTTCGTGGTATTGACGAAGCGCGTAATGTAACTGACTTCTTTGTTGAAATGGTTCGCCTATGTGGTGTATCAATTCAATCAGCAACGAATGTTTCAAACTTCATGCGTGGTTTACTTGGACGCAAGACAGACAAGATTGCACCTTCTCGTATCAATGTTGAGAAGCCGGACTTACAAGGTGCGGAGTTCATCATTAAAGAGAACGGTCTTTACGAAGGTGTTGCTGTTGTGGACTACAAAGGATTGTACCCATCACTCATGACAGGCTTTAACCTGTGTTACACAACAAAGCGAGATGGACCGGGTGAAGGAATACTTGAGATGGAGAACGGAACCTTTTGGGACCAATCCGAGAAGGGCATACTTCCACAGGTGGTTGATGAGTTGTTTGAATATCGTGCATTGTGTAAAAAGCGTATGCGCGAAGCAGAAACTAAAGAGCAAAGAGCAGCATGGAATACAACACAAGCCGCAGTAAAGCGCGTCATGGCGAGCCTATATGGGGCAACCGCAAGTGTTGGGTTTGGATGGGCTGACCTTGACATAGCAGAAACTATTCTATCAGAAGGCAGACGATGTATTGCTTTGCTTGATACAGTTGCAACCAATTTAGGTTACAATGTCATCTATGGGTTTACTGATTCAGCATTCATCCAAGTACCACTCGATGAAGCAGAAACTTTAGCCGCGCGAATCACAGATGTTGTTCAGCGTGATACAGGAAACAAAATGTTGTTTGCTGAACTTGAAGCGTATATGCCTTATTGGTTACTTGCAGGTAAAAACAAGTATGCTGGTAAGGTATCATACCCACCCGAAGATGTAGGTAAAATGAAAACTGCTAACTTCATGAAGGGTAGTAGCATTGCACCTATCAGTAAGAAGATTGAGGGAACTGTTCTCAATCTTGTATGTGATGGTGCATCAGAAGCCGAGGTAAGAGCAGCAGTTCTTGAAGCCTCAATACCCATCCGCAAAGGAGAAATCACTTTGAAGGATGTAACAGAACAAACGCGTATAGGTAAAAGTCCTGAAATGTATGGAACACCATCCGGTGCTTCAAGAGCCGCGTTATACTACAATGAAAACATGGCTAAGGATGACCCGTTTGTAGCGGGTGATTCAGTTCAATGGTTACAAGTATCAGCCGTTCCAAACGGTTTCCCACCAACAGATATTGTTGCGTACAGGGAACCTACTGAACTTGAAGGATTTGAATTAAACAAAAAAGCCATTCTGAATAAACACATTCAGAAGAAAATATCCGGTATTTTCAATGTCTTAGGTTGGGACATTGAAGCCGCAATAGGAACACCCCGACCTGCAAAACTATGGTGATGAAAATGACAAAAACAATAGAAGAACTTGAGAATGAAATCAATATGTTACAAAAGATAGTCAACACACAGACAACAAAATGTAACAGACTTGAAAGATACATTGAAGAATTAGAAGAAAGCATGAACACTTCTTATGATTTAGCAAAAGCAATTCATGAGATACAAGAGATATTAACGAAGCAAGGTAATACAATCTTCAACACTATCTATGCCCCAAACAAGGTAGGTGGAGTATGATGGATGTAAAAATATCTTACTTTGAAACAGGAACTAAAGAAGTAAAAAGCGCAGAAGGACAACTGTTTTTTGGTGATGCGCTACTTACTGATTACATAGGTGTGAAGAGAAGTGAAGATTATCTTCTCATTCCTTCCGCTACTGTAATTACAATACAAGCCTATGAGTTAGATGAGGAACTATACATGGTTGACATTGCATCTATGAAGCGTTCAAAAATACACGCGCTAAACAAAATGAACAAAGACATGAGCAGAGAAGAAACTCAAGGGAGGGCTTTTCAATGAGTTGTTATGAATGCGGTAGTCATGATTTAGAGTTAGAAGAAAGTATGAATGGTACAATGTTTATCTGTTGTAACAAATGCGATTGGGTTGAAATACACGATTTGTATAAAGCAGATAATGAACCCGATAGCAGAGATGATTAGTATGGTAAAGATATACGATGACGGCTCTTCATATGCATGGACTCCCGAAATGGGTAAAGATGGAATCATCATTCGTATCAGCAAATCAACTGCTGGTTCACTTGGATGGTGCGCGCAGCAAATGTGGCTTGAACATAATTATCCTCGACCACAGGAACTTGTCAAGCATCTTGTTGTGGGTGATGATGTTCACAACGGTCTTGATTTATTCTATCAAGCGTTAGAAGGTTCGGGAGCATTTCACAAGATGGTTGAGTCGGGTGCTGATATGACTAATTATCTAAAGAAGTACATACCTACTGAAAAGACAATCATAAAAAACAGACGCAAAGAAAACAAGAAGTTTCCTTTCTATGAAGATGATTACTACTACAACATGAATTGGTTGATGGAGTTTGAAAATGCGCGTATGCGATTGAATCCTAAGAACCCACTACCATTAGCAAATGAAGTGCGAATTGAAGTTCGCATTGATGTTGATGTTGATGGGTACGGAACTATACCTGTTCAGTTTGTTGGTATCATTGACCGTGTGTTTGAGGCAAGCGATGGTGGATTGCTATTGTACGAGTTGAAAACAGGTAAGTGGAAAGATAACAAAGCAAGTGAGATGAGAAAAGAAATGTCATACTACAAGTTCTTGATTGAAAACTGCGATAGCGCGTATCTAAAAGAAAGAGGTATCGACCGCCCTGTTACTCATTGGGGTTGGAGATATTCAGCAGCAGACCATTGGACTATCGAACCTGTCAAAAAGGTGAGTGAGCGTGGTATGATGAAGCGTGTAAAAGACTTGATAAAGATGTATCTTGACGAACACTTCCCCCCTACGACACAGGACTTCAAATGTTCCTACTGTTCTATCATAGAACTGTGTCCTAAATATGCAATACAGGTGAGCGAATGAGAAAGTGTGAATTATGTGGAATTAAGAAGACTGATGGTATGCGTTTTGCAAAGCGCGCTGCTTGTTTTCAATGTATTGATAAGGTGCTTGAGTTTTCCATTACTGCGGGAATGAAATTAGGAGAAGGTGATGGATTTGAACCCCCTACACTTTGATTTCCCTAAAGAAGTCGGATTGTTTAGAAAGGTAGTTCATAACAATACCGAGTTTGAAAAATATTGGAGTGGGTTACAGAACTCACAGTGTGCGTATATGTCGGTCTATGGTTTCCGAGCCATCAAACCGAATGGTAGGCGCGCAGAATACAATACTGCAATCATCAAACACTTCGTGTTGGACTTCGATAAGAAGTATCGCAAAGGTAGTAACATGGTTGAAGTTGAAGGTGATGAGGTAGTTGAACAGGTTAGACGATTACACTATGCTCTTTTAGGTGCAGACATTAATCATGGTGTTTGGTTTAGCGGTAACGGATTTCATATTTGGGTGTCGCTTGAC